CGGTATGTTGGCAAACGAAAGCCAAGACTCCTGCGCCTGGCCAAACGCGTCAACCGTGGCTACTGGATTCTGCGCCGTCATCACGAGGCGCATCATCCCGGATGGAACGTGCCCGGCCATTTACGCTATGCCTTTGCTCATCATTGAGGTGATCCGATCCCAGTAGGTCGAGTCCAGGGCAACGGTGTCATCCCCGCGGCTTGCCACGTGGTGCGCCACGCGCTGCAGGAGCGCCATCTCGAGCAGCGGGTTCAGCGCCGCGTTACCCGCTGTTACGGTCAGCGTCACTGGGTAAGTCAGGTTGTCGATGTCCATATCGACGTAGATCAGACCGTTGATGACCACTTTCACGCACGTGCCAGTAAGCGGCACCGTAGTGCTATCGCTGTAAGCCACCGTAGTGCCCGCTACGTCGCCTTGGCGCTCAAGACGGAGGTACAGACCTCCGTAGATCGTCAAGGGCGCTGCGGGCACCCACTGCGTCCTGGTGACCGACTCGACGCACCACCCGGTGCGCTCTTCCAGTTCGCGTACGGCAGCAGACCAGGCAATGCCAATAGCCGGGTCATCCTCCGTGTGAGGAATGCGGGCCCAACTGCGAAACTTTGCAAGGTCTAGAGCCATTGTTCCTCGCTAAGGGGGGGTGGAGCCGAAGCCCCACCCACCCAAAGGATGAGAGGTTTAGAATCAGGCGTTGGTAACTTGCAACTGCACCAGCGCATTGACGCGGGTAAAGTCGGAGTTGGCGAACATCATGCCCTGGTAACGGATGCGCCCAGTACCACTAAGGCTGTACTCGTCGCGGGTCACTGACATCGTTCCCCACTCGCGCATGGCGAATGCTTCACTAATGTTGCCCAAGCACGCAAGCACGTTCTTGCCAGTGCTGCCTGTAGCAACGTGCGCCGGGAGATACTCAGTCACGTACACAGGGAGACCCATGAGGGTAAACGGAGCAGCGTTCTGGAGCGCTTGAGAGTCGGCACTTGGCACGAAGATTGGGACCCCATTTACCAAAATTCCCGCGATCGCCGCGTACACATCTTGCGGCATGATCCAAACAGCGGATCCCCAATACGCGGCAGGCAACTTCGTGTAGCGCATTTCGGACAACTTGGCGACAGTTACACCAGCTGTGATTGCTGCTGCGCGGGTCGTTGAGGCGCTCGTTGCGGTTGTGATGTTGATGCCTGTTGTGGAGTTAACGGTAAAGATGCCCTTCGGCGAGTTGGTGCCAGTACCACCGATGTAGCCCCACTCAAGGTTCTTAGACAACTGAACCTGCAAGTGCGAGAGCACTTCCTGTTCCACGGGGAATCCGGGATCAGACTGTGCAATGAGTTGGTGCGAAACTTCGGTCTTTGGCAAGCAAAGAACCGGAGCAAGCGCCACTTCGGTGAACAGAGGATCAGAATTGGTTGCAGCAACGGTACCGGTGTCCGCCTGTGTCCATGCAGCCGTGTAATCAGCGGTCTTCAGCGTGCTGTAGCGCAGCGCCTGGTAGCCCTGAACTCCTGTCCGCAGGTCGCCTAACCCGCGAATTACGGATTGAGCCGATAGGTATTTTAGGACGGCGTCTTGGTACAGCTTCGGAATGAGGATCGAGCTCGAAGCGGTCGTGATGAGTTCACGCTGTTCCGGGATTGCACCAGTGCGCATGTAGTTCGCAAACTGCATCTCGTACTTCTTGGAATCGCGATACTCGAGCGAGCGCTCTTCGGTCTTCTTGACCATGTTCTCAACAGCGCTCGATGACGCGAAACGCTCGCGCAGTTGTGCGGAACGGATCTCGGCTTCGACCTTGGTAAGTTCGTTGGCGACTTCGTGGCCACGGGCCTCGACTTCGACGGACATGGTGTCCTGGGCGAGAATGGAATCACGCTCAGCAGTGAGCGCCTTACGGCTTTCAAAGAGTTCGGACAGTTTCATAGCGGCATCCTTAAACGCAGACGAAGACGGGCAATGCCCGACGAAAGGGTTCTTGCTTCAGCGCTCGTCTGCGGATAAGCGCCGTTTTCAACGATGGAAACTTCACGCAGCGCAACCTGCGAGAGTGTGCGAGTGTTGCCGCTCCACGAGTCGGCGATGACTTGGAAACCGAAAGACATCTCAGACAAGACGCCAGCGTCCACCAACTGGCGGACGTCCTTGGCGCGTTGGGTGTCTGGGAGCGTCACCTCAAAGGCGAGGCCGTGTTGATCGCTGCGCAGTTGCAGCAGTCCGCTCTTCGTGTTTGCAAGCAAGTCGCGCGTGTCGTGACCGACAAGGAGCGAGATGTTGCTACTGAGTGACGAATCAAACGCACCGCGCTGAACGCGCTCGGTGAACGGCTTGCCGCCATTGATGCCGCGAATGGTCAGCGGGTGACTCGGTGCGTCATAGACCGATGCGTAACCGCCGATCTTGTCGCCTGTCATGGCTAGTTTCGTAGTGCGGATTTCAAGCATTGGTGTCCTCGTTGCTGCCGTCGGGGGCTTCTTCGTTTGCTTGCGCACCAGGCATGGAGACAGACGGCATGTCGAGCCCCTCGATCTCGGGCAAGCCCATCCGTCGGCGTCCGTCGTTCGGCGAAAGAATCCCGGCCAGCACGAGTTTGGACAGAGCCATGCCAGCATCCCTCATGTTTCCTCGTAGCAGGATGTCGGTATCAAGCCGAGCGTGCTGACCGGGATTGCAGAGTTTGCGCGTGATCTCCGACTCCCACGCGCTAACCCATTGGGCGAGTGCGCCATCGACGTAGGCGCGTGCTGTTTCGGATTGGGAAGAGAGAGCGCCGCCGCCCTGCTGGTAAAGCATTTCAGGCGGCACACCAAACGCCCGAGCAATCTCCTGCACGCTGAACTTGCGGCTTTCGATGTTGCTCGTCGTTGTCTCTTGACTGATCTTCTCCGCCTTCATGCCCTCGCGCAGAATCAGCGGGCGCGAGGCGCCGTCTGCCGTTGCGTGCATGGTTTGCCAGGCGTCGCGGATGGCTTGCACCGTCTGATCGGACATAGCACCAGGGTGAGAAATGGCAACCTTGCCACTCGAACCCGTTTTAATCAGCGAACGATGCGCGGCTTCTTGGTCTGCGGCAAGATCCATGGCAGCGCGAGCGGCGTCCATTGGGCCCACAAACCACCCTGGTTGATTGACATTTGGGTAGCAACCGAGGTGCAAAACCTGATCACTGGACAGCGTTGCACCCCCAATGCGGTACACCAAACCGTCTTCCGTGATCTCCGCTTGCGCGGCGCCGATCGGCATCGGCTGTAGTTCTGCCACTTCGCCGGTACTGTCGCGGCGAATCAAGGCAAGACCGTTGCCGCCTTCGAGCGCACATGCCGTGATGTAGCGCCGGAACTCGTAGCCGGATTGCCAGCGTGAAGCCTCGCGCGTCATCAGTTGCGTGATTGGTGAGTCAACCTCGTTGCCGCTCGCGTCAATGATCGAGAACGGGAGCCTCGCTAGGTCTGCGCTGATGAGTTGCGTAGCACGCACCACCGCTGGCAGCGAATTGATCGCAGGGGTAGCAAGTGGCTCCGGTCGTGCGTAGACGACGGTCGCTGAACGGAAGCCCATGAAGCGTGCGAATAGACTCACACCCGCATGGAACGAATGTGCCTCACAATGTCAACCCGGATTTCTGTAGTTCCACTCTTAACCAATCGGACAAGCGCTAGTGCTGAGTCCGGTCGACTCGCGCACCTGGTGATGCTCCATCAAGAGCGCGGCCATGTTGCCGGACACGATGACGTCCATGTTCCCCTTGCCGCCGCGTCCCTTTACCGGTCGGATGTTGCCAACATTGTCTGAAATCAAGGTAATTTGATTGAGTCCCGACACTAAAACGGGGTCGTTGTTGTAGGTCAATTGCCTACTTTTGAGGAGGTCTGCCCAGCACTTCCAGGCAGGAGCCATCGTCCGAATGCTTTGATCAACGGTGACTATTGGCCATCCGCGGTCAATCCATCGCTTGATGTCGCGTGCTTGCGCCGGATGCGGGTCTACTCCGATCTTGCGGACGTCATACGTGGCGATCATGTTCTCCAACTCGGCCTCGACAACGCTCATGTCTTGCCATTCACCAGGCATACGCCGCAAGTGCCCTGCTTGAATCCATTGCTGCAATGGGTTCTTGCACTTCTTCTCGTCAAGTGCGATGTCCACGCCCGCCCACCAGCACACGTTGCGGCCGCGGATCATCTTGCCATCGACCACCATCAGAGTGAGCGCAGTCAGGTCGAGCTGCGGGCCGTAGCCACCGCGGCTCAAGTCGATCGCGATCACCGCCGGCTGTCCGCGCAGTCGCGTCCAATCAACCTCCTCAAACTGGCGCTCAAGGATCGCAGTATCGACATCAGACGTCGCAATCGTGTGATATCTGCACGCCAACTGCGTTTCGAACTCTGCAATCTGCACCGGATCGCCGGTGTTTAGCATCGTTTGCGCAGCCAATTGCAACTGAGTTGGGTCAACAATCGTGCCTAAACCGGGGTGCGCCTTCGCCCAAACAGCAGGATCTGAGGCAGAATCCTCGGTATCTAGGCCGTAAATCATGGGCCACCACCCTGCTGGATAGGGCGTTCCGTCAGCAATTGCAGCCTCGCACGCTTGCCAGTAGCCCCAAATCGGGCGCGTTCGCTGCTCGGGATCGGGCGTGGTGATCGCCAACAGTTGCGAGGTAGCGAACTTGGCAAGACCAGTGAGC